TGCATTAAGCTGATAAGTACTAATAGGCCGAGGGCTTAACCGAGGAAGAGGTTTGGATTGTAAAGAAAAGGGTTGAAAGAAGAAGGAAAGTATGATATATTTAATATGCAGTTTTCAGGGAATGATTTCTTAATTAAAAAATAAGCTGTAATGATTTATTATGTATGAATAATAACTTAAAGGGGTGTGGTGAAATGGTATCATAGGGGTCTCCAAAACCTTTGGTGGGAGTTCGATTCTCTCCACCCCTGTTATTTTAAAACACTGTTACAATTTTGTAACAGTGTTTTTATCGAATAGAAAATTTCGTAGAAATTTTTGGATAAGATAGTGTCACAAGTGACACATTTTTATCGAATAGGAAATTTTACAATAACCGAAGATTCTTGGAACATCACTTGTGACACTTTTTTGTTGAATTAAGATATAGAGAGGAGAATTATGGATAGAAAAATTGTTATGAAGTCAAAGCCTGTACGGGATACAACTGTTCTATGTGAGACAGTTCAATGCAAATTCAATGACAGAGGATTATGTGAAGCTGATTCCATTGCTATTATAGATGGAAAATGCGGTTTAAATACAACAAGACCAGAAGCTTATTGTGAGGAAGAAAATAATAATATTTCATCACAGGAATTACATAAGGAAGATACAGAAACAAATACGAAGAAAAGAAGAGTGAGAGTATTTGCAGGAACCGATTGGAGTTAAGGTATATTCATTATTTGTTTACAAATATTTAATGAATAGTTGGTTGATTTTTTACAGCACTCTTGATAGTATCGTATTATAAAGATGTCATAAATAATATATAAATTAAACCTGCATTCTCGTTATGGTGCAGGTTTTTTATTGAATAAGAAATTTGGAAAAATATAAACTGTCAATGGAGGAGATATGTCACCAATTGTAAATAATAATACATTTAAAAAAAATAATGAACCAAAGAAAAAGATAAATCCTATTTTGCCATTAATTTTTGTTGTAGTCTTGGCATTATTATTAATATTGCTTCAATATTTTATCATTGATTTCAATAGTGCCATGTATGAACAACAATCGCAGTTAAAGTCTCAGTATGATGAACAGCAATCCCAAATAGAGGCAACAAAATCATAAAATTTTCAAGGATTTCTAAATAATAAAAAGCACGTCAGAATTATATTGTCTGATGTGCTTTTTATTAAAATCAAGCAAGTAACAAAGTTGACTGTTGTGATACCTAGCAGGGAAAATCTAGAATTTTTATGCTGTTATCGTAGTACCACTTTTACCTGCAAGACTTAATTTTGCTTTATCTAGGTTTGATATAATTGCTTTGCGGTTTGCATCGGCAGTGACAAATCGAATAGACGCATCAACCTTTGGAAATGTGGTAATAGCCGGAAAGTGTCCAGCTTTAATATATTCATGAAGATCGGATGCAGATACTTTATCAAAAGCCTTTTCATTAGGGGTATCTTTCTCAATAGTAAGCTGATCATATGCAGTGAGGAAAAGTAATGTGTTTGCATCAACCAGTTCTGCTAATTTTGCTGCTGCATAATCTTTTTCAATAATAGCGCTGGCTCCTTTTAAATGGGAACCCTGCTGAAGTACTGGTATACCGCCACCGCCAGCAGCGATAACAATTTGATCAGCATCTAATAGTGCTTTAACAGCATCAATTTCATAAATATCAATTGGCATAGGTGAAGCGATAATTCTTCTAAATTTACCAGGCTCTTCCTCAATTACATAGTTTCCTTTTTCTTCTTCTGCTTCGGCTTCCTCTTTTGTCATGTATCTGCCAATGATTTTAGAAGGTTCACTGAAAGCAATATCAAATGGATCAACACGTACTTGTGTTATTATGGTAGATACTGTTTTGTATATTCCTCGGTTTAAGAGCTCTTCCCGTATTGCATTTTGTAAATCGTATCCTATGTAGCCGGCACTCATGGCACCGCAAACAGACATTGGTGCAACTGTTCTGTCATTTGGCTCTAGTCTGGCAAACTCCGTCATTGCAGTTTGAATCATACCAATTTGTGGTCCATTGCTATGTGTAATCACAATTTTATATTTCTCTTCAACTAAATCCGCAATAGCTTCTGCTGCCTTTTTAACATTTTTCTGCTGTTGGGGAAATGTGCTGCCAAATGCGTTTCTACCCAATGCAACTACAATTCTTTTATTATCCATATAAACTCCATTCCGCCATTTTTGTGGCTGTAAATATTGTTTGCAAATAAGCCATATCATAAGAAAATTCACGTTCTACAAGCCCAAGCATATAATAAATTATTATAAAAGATATTGTGCCGAAAATCAATGAAAATATGGAAGGTAGGAAGGCGAAATTTAATTTATTCTTTTTGGGAGGTTTTATGGCAATAACTGTGGCAGTACTAGATACGGGAATATATAGACATATAGATTTTGGAGACAGAATTGTAGGATTTGTTGATTATGTAAATGGCAAAAATTTTGTTTATGATGATTCTGGACATGGAACCCATGTGAATGGTTTGAAACACAATAAAAAATAAGGCAGGTAAACACTAAACTTATTGACTATTCACGGGACTAATTATAAAATATAAATAATTTAGGGGGTTTTGTCAATGAAAACTTTGTAAAATAATGATTTAGGAGGGTATCTATGCTTAAAATACCCGATTTTACAAAGCCGGAAATTGATAAGATTTTGGCAAATGCAAACTTCACAAGCAGAGAGGCAGAGCTTTTCGAGTGGAAAAGGCAGGAGAAAACGCATGAAGAATGTTCAGAACTAATGCACATGAGCGTTGCGACTGTCGGTAGAACAATGAAGAAAATAGAAAGTAAGGTAAGTAGAATTAAAATTAGAGAGGAATAGTCCTCTCTTTTCTTTTTTTTCAAAATATTTTCATTTTCCTCTTGACAATGCACGTGCAAACTGATATATTAAGAATGTGCAAAATGCACGTGCAATTTGGAAGGAGATGATAAGGTGTCACCAAAGATGGGGCAAAAGATTAAGGACAATCCCAAAAACGTAAGGCTTGATTTAAGGTTGACAAAGGAAGAAGCGGAGGATTTACAGTATTGTGCCGACAAGCTGAACACAAGCCGAACAAATGTTATTAACAAAGGGGTTCAAAAAGTCAAAGAAGAAATTGACAAAAAGTAACAAAAAGAGCAATCGCAAGATTTGACGGTCGCACGATTGCTCAACACACCAACTCCCATAAGAAGCTGATAGGTTCATTATATCAACCTCTTATGGGAAAATCAAGATATTTTTTCATAGGAGGTATTATTATGCTCAAAAAAGACATTGCAAGAACGATAACGAGAGTTGCCAAAGGCAAGAAAGGCACAGGCAGGAAACGCACAAAGGCGGATATACGCAGGAGTTTGCAGGAATATAGGGAGCGTACTGCACAGGTCAAGGCAGACATGGACTGGGAGGATTATCTAAACCTCATTGACATTGCGACTTACACCAATGCTAATAATGCAGTGGATTTGGCGTTCAGGCTTGGGTATATGGTAGGAAAGGGCGGTGTTGGCAATGAATAAGGCGATAGAAGAAAACAGGCAGGAGATTATTGCAAAAATCACAGCAGAGTTGCAGACTATTAAGGGAGTGGAGTTTTTGCGTTTCTTCCTTGAGCTTACACAGTCTTTCAAGAGAAAGTGGGGTGTGTGATATGGCTAAGAGAACCGTACCCGAAAGAGTGAATGAATACATCAAGAAACACCCAGAAGCATACAATCTTTTGTTGACAGACGCAAACGAAATCAGAGAGCTTGGAAACACGCTCGATATTGTCTGCACCGCTTTTGCTTATGGCTACATGAAAGGTGCAAAGGCTAAGAAAGGCGGTGCGGTATGAGCAAGAATATTGAGCAGTCCGAAGAATACAGGGCAATCTTTGAGGAACTGGAAAGAGAAGCCATTGAGGAAGAAGCCGAACTCAAAGAGGAATACAAGGGCGAGATTACGAGAATGGTGCAAAATGTTGAAAGTGTGGATATTCTTTCTTACATACACATAATCGTTTCTGATATTGTCGGCGAGGAGGTGGACGCATGAGTGAATTGCAGATTGTAGAGTATGAGGAGAATAGGAGGAGTTTAAATGCAAGAATTTGATGAATGGAAAATTTTTGAAAAATCAGAGTATGAGTTGATGAAGGAACTGGATTTTAACAATTGTTCAAAAGCGGGGTATATTTACATTTTGGAATATGGCGAATACGTAAAGATAGGAACTACAAAAGAACCATATAAAAGAGTGAGGAATTTGTCCTCACTTGGAAGAGATTATGCAAATATTGAAACTGGTAGGATTGCGGTATCTCCAACTCATACAAACAGGAACAGTAATGAAAATATACTACATGAACTATTTTCTGATAAAAGAGTGAAGAACGGAGAATTGTTTTCGGTTTCACTTGAAAATGCGTTAAAAACGATAAGGGAAAATCCTTTGGAATATCTTTTGGAAGAAAGTAAAAACGACATTGAAGATTTTTCTAAATGGCTTACACATATGTTTATCGGAAATAGGTATAATCTTCCTAAAAGAAAAACCAAACCTCCAATATATGTTTGCTGGGAAGAGGAATTTGAGGATAAATTATTTGTTTTATCCCTCAAATCTGGTAGAAAAGGAGAGGATTTATACAAAGAAGTTGCTTCATACATAGAAAGCCTTGCCAACTTTGAAAATTACAAGGATATATATGAAAAAGAGGTAGGGGGATATAGGCGTGCTATGGATATTGTGAGTTACTTCCCCGAACTTGCAAGAATGGCAGACGATTATCTTGCAAAGATTGAGGAAATCACAGCAAGAGAGATTAAAGATTGATAGTTTTGTGATAGTTTTTAGAGAGATACTTGATATGGTATCTCTCTATTTTTTATGCCAAAATTTAAGCATAAGGAGGTAGCCTTATGTTGAGAGATTCAGTTTTAGAGAAAATCTTTGCACACCCGACAATGCAGCAGTTTTGTATCGGGCAGCAGTCAGATATAGCAAATATGATGCAGGAAATCTTAGAGCAAATCGAGGAGGAAAATCCACATGGCGAATTATCCGAATTATTATCCTAACAATCAAATGCTGAATTATCAGCCTTTGTATGGAAATCAGTATCAGAATTTTCAGCCGCCGTATCAACAGCAGAACATGGTTGGGGCACAAATGTCCTTACCAAATACGCAACAGGTTCAGCAGATACCGGCAGGACTAAGCGGAAGGATTGTTGATGATTTTTCCGTTTTGAATGCAAATGATGTGCCAATGGACGGAAATGGAGCGGTCTTTATTAAAAGGGATGGTTCGGAAATTCAGTGGAGGAATTGGGCGGCAAATGGAACTATCGTTACAACATCGTATAAGTCTATTTTAGAGCAAAATAATCCAGAAGGTGCAAATATACCACAAATGGATTTAAACACACTTTATGAGGACGTGAGAGCGTTGAGAGGGGAAATTTCGGAGAGGTTTGACCGATTGGAAAAGTCTATAAATGTTCCGACAACGAAAACAGGCGGAAGGGCAAAGAAGGAGGCTGATGCAGAATGAATCCTATGATGGCAATTATGCAGATGATGAAAGGTGGAGGAAATCCGCAGGCAATGTTACAGCAGATGATGAATAATAACGCCATAATGAGCAACCCAATGGCAAAGAATGTTGTAGTAATGATGCAAAAAGGCGATAAGCAAGGGCTTCAAACTATGGCAGAAAATATGTGCAAAGAAAACGGTACAACAATAGAAGAAATGAAAAATAACCTTATGGGGCAATTTGGCATGAAATAGACGGACCGAAAGCCGCTTATTTTGACAACGGAACGCTTGAAAAACATTGATTTTATGCGGTTTTTCAAGTGGACCATATAATTAGCATATTAGAGGTTTGCGCGCGCATTTAAAAACCATGGTTCCTCTTTATGAAATAAATTTTTAAGGAGGAAAAAGACTAATATGTTTAACAGTGGAAATTGTGCCTCAATTCCGTTAGTAGCCAATATTGACGGTTGTGGAGGCAACGGAAACAACGGTTTTGCCGGCGGCTGGGACGCATGGATTGTAATCATCCTTTTTGCCCTTATTTTTGGCTGGGGCAATGGCGGTTGGGGTAACAATGGAGGAAATGGCGGCGGTAACGCGCAGTTTGTTCCTTACCAGGTAGGCTCAACCTATACCGATGCGGCGATTCAGAGAGGGTTTGACAATCAGGCAGTCGTACAGAAACTTGACGGTATTACACAGGGTATTTGCGATTCAACGTATGCCCTTAACAACACAATCACTAACGGCTTTGCGGGTGTGAATCAGTCGCTATGTCAGGGCTTTAACGGTGTTAATACCGCTATGCTTCAGGGCTTCAACGGTGTAGAGCGTGGATTCTGCAATCTGTCTGCACAGCTTTCTAACTGCTGCTGCGACATCGAGCGTGGCATTGATGGTGTGAACTACAACATGGCAAAGAATACTTGCGATTTGCAGAACACCATGAACAACAATACAAGAGATATTATCGACAGCCAGAATGCAGGAACAAGGGCAATCCTTGACTTCTTGACACAGGATAAGATTGCAACACTTACAGCGGAGAATCAGAGCCTTAAATTCCAGGCTTCGCAGACAGCCCAGAACGCATATATTGCGGCTAACCAGGATGCGCAGACAGCAGAGCTTATCCGTAGGCTTGGAGCAGACTGCCCACAGCCCGCATATGTTGTACAGCCACCTCAGCCGGTAACTTTTCCGACAAATTGTTGCGGAACAGTAAATTATGCGACTGGTTACAACAACGGTTGCGGTTGCAATAGCGGCTGTGGTTGCGCATGACAAACAATCAGGACTACTTTAACCGCTTGACGGTGCTTGACACGCTTTTGCAGGTAATCACAATGGTTATGGTGTCAAACGATGCTACGAACAACGATTTAATGAACGAATTGCAGAAGCAGAACAAAGAGTACCTTGAGCAGATTTTAGAAAAGCAGAAAGAAATATTGGAGTATCTTAAGCAAAAATAGCTTATGTCTGCTGAAAGTAGCAGTTTTACGATAAACCGAGGGCAGACTTCAAAAGAGGTTTGCCCTCTTTGCACTTTGACAACCGAATATGGCTAACAGTTTCTATGCTTTATACTTGCATTTTTCTCTGTTTGTGGTATAATAAATGTGACACATAAATTGATTCGAGGTAATACATATGGCAGGGCGACCAAAGAAAACAGAAGAAGAAAAGAGGGCAAGCTTTATAAATGTCCGTTTGAATAATTCCGAAAAGGAAAAGTTGGAATTTCTTTCTGAAAAGCAAGGAATTTCAAAACATCAAGTCATTAGGAATGGTATTGAAATTCAGTACAAGGAGGAAAACGATGAACAGAGAAATAAAGTTTAGAGCATTAAAAGAAGACCCAAAAGAATATGTGGGCGATTGGAATGGGTATAATCAAGACAATGCAAAATGGGTTTATGGCAGTGGCGTTGTACCTATTTATAGAAATACTTATCCGACAAATGAATTAGAAATGGTTGTTGACGTGAATTATGATGAATTGGACTATGGTCAACCAAGTTATTCCAATTGTAAAATAATACCAGAAACATTATGCCAATACACAGGATTGCACGACAACACAAAATGGGAAGAACTAACAAAAGACGAGCAGAACATATTCTTAAAAAGCATAAATCCCGAAACAGACCGCAAAAACACCAAAGAAGATTGGAAAGGAAGAGAAATATATGAGGGAGATATTTTGAATGTGACATATTCAGACAGGCAAGGAGAGTGCCACCATACAGAACATTATGTCTTAGACGATTTGAGAAATACATCTGTCATAGGTTGGCTTGATTATGCAAATGAACTTAAAATAGTTGGCAATGTTTTTGAAAACCCCGAACTTACTCAAGAATAAACTCCATAACAAATAGAGCATAGAAACTGTTAGCCATATAAGGTTAACAGTTTTTTATTTGAGAAATGGAGGTAATTATAATGGCGGAATTTACAAATATTGATTTGCAAACTGTGGCATTAGGACAAAACGTAGTGTTTACGGAAACCCCTGTATGCCCGACAAAATGTATCACGCATAGAGAGGGGAGCGGAATTGTACGCCTTAGAGGACTGACGAGAAATCAGTGCAGAGCAAGGTTTTTAGTGTCGTTCTCTGGAAATATTCAGATTCCGACAGGTGGCACGGTAGAAGCAATTTCCGTGGCAATTGCAGTTGACGGAGAACCTTTACAGTCTACGCAGATGATTGTCGTTCCAGCCGCCGTGGAAAATCTGTGGAATGTGAGTTCACAGGCTTATGTAGATGTCCCTTGCGGTTGCTGTGTAACGGTAGCAGTCGAAAACACTTCTACGCAGACGATTGAAGTGGCTAACGCAAATTTAATCGTTGTCAGAGAGGCGTGATAGGTATTCAATTATAAGGCGTTCTAGTATTTGAGAAACAGAACAATGCTCTTTGATTGCTTGTATTTTTATTTGTTCCAATAATTCTTTTTCTACTGTTGTTGTAAACTTGACCTTTGACATTTTTATACCTCCTTTATGCCATAATACCATAAATACGTATTGACGTAAAGAGGGAAATTTGATATAATATACGTATAGAAGTATTTACGTATATTGGAGGTAAAAATGGGAACATTCAAAGATTTAACAGGCATGAAATTTAATAGATTGCTTGTTCTGGAAAGGGATTTTAGCAAAAAGGGAAAGAGAACATATTGGAAATGTAGATGTGATTGTGGAAATTACACTATCGTTGACGGAGTTAAGCTCAAAAACGGAAGTACAAAAAGTTGCGGTTGTCTAAATATAGAAAATAGAGAAAACCATATAAAAAATATCACAACTCATCACATGCGGCACACAAAGCTCTATAACATTTGGATTGCAATGAGAAAAAGATGTGAAAAAGAAAACGACAGAGCTTACAAATGGTATGGGAAAAGAGGAATTAAAGTATGCCCCGAATGGCTAGGCGAAAACGGTTTCCAGAGTTTTTATGATTGGTCTATGAATAACGGATATAAAGACAATTTATCTTTAGACCGAGAAAACACAAACGGAGATTACTGCCCAGAAAATTGCAGGTGGGTTACAATGAAAGTTCAAGCGAATAACACAAGGAGAAATATAATTATAGAACATAACGGAGAAAGAAAAACGCTTTCAGAACTTTGCGAGAAATACAACCTTAAATACGAAATTATGTATCACAGAATTTCTGATTTAGAGTTGCCGTTTGAAGCCGCTATGAAATTGAAAGGATTTCAAAAGGTAATGTACAAAGGAAAGCAGACAGATTTAAGATATATTGCTAAAGCAGAAAATTTGTCGTATAAAGATTTGCTAAAACTCGTTTTAGTTGAAAACAAAGATATAGAAACCGCTATATCGGAATTAGGAGGTAAATAGGTATGCACATTAAACACATGCACGAGACAATAGAAAAATTATCTCAATACGCTTGCGAAGAAGCTTGCAAAAGTAAGGAAGCTATTAACACAGAAGAACTTGGTGCTGTCGTGGATATGATAAAAGATTTAGCTTGTGCCGAGAAAGATGCCAGAATCGCCAAAGCGATGGAAGAAGCTGATAAAGAAGACGAAGAAGAAGCAAAGTACATCATGAAAAAAATGAAAGAAGAATACGGCGACGAAGAAGGAGAGAGACGCTTTTATGACGATTACCGCTATAAGAGGTCTGGACGTTTTGCACCAAAAGGAAGAGGAAGTTACATGCCACGCAGAGGATATGAAGAAATGCCTTATATGATGATGCCGCAAGTTCATAATCCTATGGAATGGGATAGGGACATGGATAGGGAACAAGGTCGCATGTATTTTAGCGGTGGTGGTCAGCCATCTAGCAGCAACTCTGGAGGTCAGAGCGGTCATTCAAGCAGTGGTTCATCTTCTGGCGGCATGAGCGGAAATATGGGCGGTAGCGCAAGAGGCTACGAGGAAGGCTATTCTGACGGCAATCGAAGAGGCTACGAAGAAGGATACCGAGAAGGCAGCCGAGGCAGCCAGCGTGACAGCAGAGAAGGCAGAAGCGGTAGGAACAGACGTACCTATATGGAAACAAAAGAGATGAACAAGGGCAATAGTCCAGAAGAAAAACAGAAGAAGATGAAAGAACTTGAGAATTACACTAAAGAGCTTGCGGAGGACGTAACGGAAATGATTTCCGATGCTACACCGGAAGAAAAGGCATTACTAAAACAGAAAATGCAGGTGCTTATGCAGAAAATCTAAGGATTAGGGGCGGAAACGCCCCTTTTCTAAAATGAACATTGACAATCGAATATTGGCTGATGGTTTTTAAACATTTTTCTTGACAAAAGTACCTCATTGAGTTACAATAAACATATAAATTTATGCGGAGGTGTGGTACAATGAGCGATGATTTAATTAGCAGAAGTGCGTTATTGGAACAAATAAAAAATCAGAATATAATTCCAATATTGAAAATGAACTTAAAACCAGAACACAAAAAGTTGCTTGAAATTGAAGAATTGATAATAAATCAGCCAACCGCTTATGATGCGGAAAAGGTTTTGGAGCAGTTGAAAGAAAATTCGTTTGTTCCGGGAGACTGGGTAGGAGTTTCTAATTCAAAAGTAATAATGGAGGAAAAAGCATTCCGTATCGTAAAGTCTGGTGGAATAGATAAATGACAGTCAAAGAAATAAGAAAAATCACAAAGCTAACACAGCGTAAATTCTGCGAAAAATATAATATTCCGTTATCCACATTACGCCAATGGGAGCAAGAGCAGAGAAAGCCGCCGGGATATGTTTTGGAACTGTTGGAATTTAAGGTTAGGAAAGACATTCCTTTAGAGGTAATACGCGAAAGAGATAATATAGGCAATATTTTCCGATGCCCTCATTGCAGACATGGATTTTTTGACGATATGGCGTATAAATCGCATTGGAAATACTTAATAGTGGACGGTTATAAATATTGCCCTGTTTGCGGTGGAAAAATTCAGTGGTGGAACGTTATAAGGGAAATGGAGGAATCGGAATGAAATCTTGTAAAACTTGCAGATGGTGTAGTTGCAGAGAATATGGGAAAGATTTTGGCCCATGCGAAAAATATATACCAGATTTAAGAGAAGAAAAACAAGAAGAAGAGAAAGTGGAAAGATACAAACAGAATAATAAATAGTATAAATTTTGAAAACTATCAGCCAATATTCGATTTGGTTGGTAGTTTTTATTTTTGAGAAAGTGGGTGGTCTTATGACATTTGAAGTAAATGGAAATATATGGAAAATCGTATATTGTAATCCGTCAAGCAAAAATTTAATGCGTAGTGACGGCAGCATAACTCTTGGCGTTTGCGATAATTCCAAAAAGTGCATATTTTTGAATAACAGACTTAATAGGCACATGTGTGATAAGGTTTTGTGCCATGAACTTACCCACGTTTTTTCTTTTGAATACAACTATTTAATGGATATCCAGACAGAGGAAATTGTTGCAGATTTTATGTCTCTTTTTGGTAGGGATATTATTTATTTGGCAGACAGCATAATGAATGTTTTAGCAAGGAGGATAGCGTAATGGACATGGAAGAAATTTTGGAAGAACTAATCGGGATTAGAGAATGGGTGGATAATTGGGTTAAGGAAGCGAAAGAATCGGAACAAAATAAGAAAAAGCAGGCGGTTTAATTATCGTTTGCTTTTTATTTTGCCCTTGTAGCGTCCGTACTGCCCTCAAATTTCGATTTTAATGTGTTCTACGTATTAAAATAGGGTAAACGGAAAAGTCGCCTTAAATCGCCCTAAAATAATTTTTTGAAAAAATTTGAAATAAGGGGTTGAATTGTATCAAGATACATGATATACTGTATCTTGATACAAAGGAGGTGAGAACGATTAGCAAAAGCAGAGCCGATTATTTCAAAGAGCGAAGAAAAGAAACAAAAACCTTTTATGT